CTCGTTGATGTTACGGATACTGTTGTCCAGCGGACGGATGGGCGGGTTCTGGAAGCTTCCGTCTGGGTTCTTACTGCGGTAGTAGAAGATACCCGTCTGCTCGTAGATGTCTTGGATGTCCAGAGGCTGAAGTTCACCACCGCGGCCGAGCTGTACGTTCTCCAGTCCCTCGATGTCTACAATCAATCCATCAGGCTTAGCCTTGGCGATTGACTGCTGGAGCTTGAGGTGGGTGATCTGCAGCTGGTCAGCGAAACCAATGATGGAGCTAACCATTGACTTAGGAATCATCCGACGGATGTTGGCTGCCTGCACGCTGTAGCTCATACGAGTGCGGCTCAGGTCGTGTACGTTCTTCGGGATGTTCTTCTTTACTCCGTAGTTGTAGATGTACTCGGTACCCAAGATGTAGCATCCACCATAAAGGGTTTGGTTCTGCATATAAACAGCTTCCCGGTCGTACACGCTCTGTTGCGGTGCGTTGTACTTGTGGCCCTTGTAGTAGAATCCTACGTTACCAAAGCGAGACTCCTTCTTTTCGAAGATGATGTTGTCAACGCTTACGAACTCAAAGTCCAGGACGTCGATGGTGTACTCGTCGTATCCGTAGTAGTATCGGTCAAGACCTACGTCATAGCGCTGGTCCATAAATCGGTTGGCGTCGTTACCGAATCGGTTCATCACCGTGCGTGCCATCTTCTCGTACTGGTCCTCAGTGAACTGATCGCCTGCGATGCGCTTGAGCTCAGAGATACTCATACGCTTCATATGTCCAGCGTAGATGATGTCGCTGAAGGTAGGATCATCGGTGAAGCTGTGGACAAAGTATGCGGGGTCAACGTACTCCTCTACGATTCCGTAGTTGGGGTCGTTGCTGCGCTTGGTGACAGCCATACCGCAGGTGACGAGGTCCTCTACGTTACGACGAAACACACGCTCATCGAAGTCGTTCCAGCTTAGCGTAAGGTTGATTCCGATCTGAGCTGCGATCTCAGCGGCGGTCTTGATGTTGGTCTCAAGGAAGATTTCCGTTTCCTCTGCCGTATCGGGCAGCGCATCAGGGTCTACCTCAGTGCGCAGACCAGACTCTTTAGCTTCCTTAAGTACGTCTTTGTTTTCGATAAAGATCTTCATCTTGTTCTTCTCGTAGTCCTTCTCACTGCGAGAGAGAGGGTCAACAGCCTCCACGTTGGGGTAGAAGCGAGAAGAAAGAATCTTGTTTACTACGATCTTAACAAACTTGGGAACGATAGGTACTGGTGTCCAGTCAAGGTTTACCAGTGAGCCGTCTCCGTTGTTGGGATCAAGTGACGTAAGGATCTGCTTGTAGATTGAAGTGTCCTGTGTTCCGTTGGCGTAGTCACGTGAAATCTCAAATTCTTTCCAGCGCTTACCATACAGAGAGCCTTCCCATTCTACACTACCCCATTGGCTGTAGATAGCCTTGGCATACTGTAGGCCATAGGCTTTACTTACTTTGGCCTCGTGTGACGCAAGCGGATCAGGAAACGTAGAGTCGTACCCGCTGCTTTTTACTGAGTATTGATCCATTTATCGCAGTTTATGTACAAAGGTACGTGTTATCTCAGCGCGTAATTTCTTTACCCTTGCGGAAGAAAACCTTCTCGTTGAAGTTCGTTTTCTTTGCTTCCTTAACCTGCTTCTGCGCACCAAGAAGTGCAAGACCCGAACTGATGGTCAAGTCAAACTTGGTTCGATCGTCAATCTTAAAGTTGATCCAGTCCTCCAGCGTCCTGTTGAAGTACATCCTTCCGAACATACCCGTCTCGTTGTGGATGCCAACGTGGTCGTGGATGTATGCCTCGATTGCCTGCGCGTGGGCTTGGATCACGTCTTGGCTGTTGGAGGGGATACCCTTGGTCTTTACGTTCACCTTTGAAGAAGCGGACATAAGATGCGCCGGGCGGTCCATCAGGTACTCGTCGTAGCCACGAGACTCGAAGTATCGTGCAATGCCGTATTTGTTGTTCTCTATCAGCACTGGATATCCGTAGAAGACAGCAGCCATAAGGATGTCCTCGTAGAAGATCTTCGCCAGCGGAGGACGTGAGGCGTACTCAGCCACGAACATATTCGCTGGGTGCTCCATCGAAAACTTGTTGTAGATATGGCAGGCGCCTTTAGATGCTCGGTAGTCGATGGTAGTGTCAAGGTCATAGGAGTCAACGCCCATCACACCGAACGCTCCATTGGGAGGAACCATCTTATTGTTCTCTATCTTTCGTTTGTTTCGGATCTCTGGTGGTGCCAGCCACGAGATTCGCCAACGTCCATTAGAGTCTGGTGCAAACACAACCTCAGTGTCGGGCTTACCGTCCTTCCACTGGAAGTTTCCAATAATGATTGGACTTGGGTAAAGCTCCTCGTTATGTTGGATTTGCTCGTAGATTTTCTGGATGTTAAAGAGCGAAGTCTTGGTCGAGTCACGGAACGCCTCGTCCTCCGTGAATGGGAACTGACGGATGATTTCGTTGAGCTCGTAGCTGTTGTTTTGCTGTCCCTTTCTCTCGTTCTTCAGGAAGGTGCGGGCACCAATAGATGTGAACGTTCCGTCCTCGGTCATCACTGGCTGCTCTGGGTCTTCGATGATAGGCAGCCCGTACTGGTCAAAGAATCCCTCCAGGGCTTCATAGGCCGGGATGAAGATCTTATACAGACCACTCTTGGTTCGTCCGTTCTCGTTGCGGTCATTCGGGTCGGAGTCGTAGTACAGATCACGGAACTCACGGCCACCCTTGTCGAGCGGGTTCACCGTAGAGCCGACCATTGCCTTGCCAATCACACGACGACCAACCAGCAGACACGTGCGGTGGATGCGCCACACCTCTCGTATATCATTGGGATTCAACCACTTACCGGCCTCATCAAGAAACAACATATGCGTCTTGCTTCCGTCGTATGCGTTGTTGGTGGTGTTCTTCCAGTTGATGATGGTGTCAAGCGCCTCTCCTCTCGAGGTTGTCTTGTTCTTCTTGGTGATCCGCTTGGCTGGCTCACGGAACGCAAGCTCCATCCGCGGATTGGTGGTACCGTCGATGATCGGAGAGAAAAAGAACGGGTAGCTCTTGAATATGGGAACGATCTTAGAACCGAAGACAGCTTCCTGAGCGTCCGTACCCGTCTTGCTCATAATGCCTAACAGCTTCTCCTTTACCTGGCTTCCTTCGTCAACCAGCGTGGCTGCGCTCATATTGGTGTAGCCAGAGCGTCGACACTTGGTGTATATCTGGCCCAAAGACCTGGGGTCAGCTTCGCAAGCAGCCAGATGCACAAATAGTTTGCGCTGAAAGTCTAGGTAGCCAGGATAGCCAATATCGATCTTGCTCCACTGGAGGAACATATAGTGGTGTCCAGTAATGTATGTTTGAACACCGTTATTCATAAACCACACACCCTCTCTGCGGCGACGGAACTCTTCCTCAATGTACGGGCTCCACTTCTGCTGGAACTCACGAGGTGACTCGTACCAGTCGTCCATCGACTTGATCTGTGACAGCTCTCGGGGTAGGTCTTGGCGTACCCAACGTTGGTTCACCGTAGGTAAACCTTCGAATAGAACGTTCTTTGGTTCGGGCAGCTGAATCTTCAACGACTCAATCTCAATGATCGGTCCGTCCGAGTTGTTCGGACAGATGCTGATCACCTCTTCGCCGTCTATCATCTTCAGCCCAGCCATCACTTACGAGCCATACGTTCTGCGAATCCTCCCTTGAAGTCTTTCTCCTCCTCGAAGCCACCGACCTCCTCGAGGTCTCCAACTAGCTGTTCTAGCTTCTGGCGCTCCACAATCAGTTCCTTGCACGCCAGTGCAGTATCCTTGATGGCCTGGAGCTCCGCCTTACGAGCAGAGCCAGTAAGGTCTGGATCTACAGGTTTGCGTATCTCCTCGGTCATATTCTGGATTGCTGCCTCCATCGCAGAGATGAGGTTACGTGCAGCGTCAACCGTAGTGAACTTGCCTACTGCTTTACGCATAACAGATGGTGGATTTGCATACGCCACAGCTTACGTCCGTTGATGTCCATCTCGTAGTCAGCGTCCTTAGCAAAAAACACCACATCGCCCACAGCCAAGCCTTCCGACTCCAGCCACTGGCTTCCGTATACGATACGGCCCCAGCGTTTCTCCGGCTCCTTAAACGTAACTAATTCGATAACATCGCTCTTGAGTTCTGGCTCCACATCCACAGGCTCAAGGAACACCCAGTCGGCAACAGCAATCAGCGTACCGTCTGGCTTCTCGATCAGGTACGCCTGGTTTGCGCTGCCTCCATACTGGTCGTAGTTGACGCGGTAGACCTTTTCGTTGATGTCAACGATTTGGTTGTCGTTCATCGCTACGTGGTGGTGGTGGAACACATAGTCTCCAACCTCTACCTGGCAGTCAAACTTAGCAGGAACGCCAACAACCTTCGCCTTCATCGTGCGGTGCTGGAACTCGTTGAACTTAGTGTCTACATAAATCTCCGTGTCTCCGACCTTCATCGTGTCGTTGACAGCCTTAGGGATATGTACGAGGATATGGTACAGTGGTTTCATATGAATTAAAATAAAGTTGTAAGTGGGTTACAACTAGAAGTTGCAGTCGTACTCTACGATGGTGGGCATACCTTCGATAGACTTCCACAGCATAATGCTGTTGTCCTTATTCAGGTAGATAAGGTACCGACGTTCACCGTGGTTATGTAGGTGTGACCCGTCAAGCACAATAGAGTCAATCTCTCCATCGCCAGCCTTCTGGCCCACATAGTAGGCGAGGGCTTTCAGCGGGTCGGTACCCGCAATGATTTTACGAATAAGTTCCATTTCATTTAATTTAGTTCAAATTTAGCCAGAAATCTGGGTCTGATGAATCGGTCTCGTCGTCGTCGTCATCCATCTCGGAGTACGATGTGGCTAA